TGCCATCGTCTAATCCTTCAATCTCACCTTCACTAATTAAGTCAAGAGCGTTTGCAAACTGCTTTGACTGCAGCGAATCATCAGCTTCAGTTGGGCTCTTTTGGTTTTTACTGCCGCCGCCACCAGCGCCTGCAATGTACTTTGATTCAGTCATGCTCAAACCTGATCAACGTCAAGGCCAGCGGAGACAACCGCCGATCCAACAAACACCCGTCCATAGGCTATTGGCACGGGTACGCCTTGGCGCACGGTTTGCTGAATTCCGCTAAAACTGTTTGACTCAAGCCGCGTTGCTTCTCTTGGCGGCTTAGGCACAGGGGAAAGCAGTTGGGCAACGCCAGTGAGAACTAAACCAAAACCTAAAGCACCTAATGCAGCCGATCCAGCGCCTGCGTACATCCCAAGAAGTCCGACCCCACCCTTTGCAAACAAGCCGCCTGCGCCTCCAGCGAAAGCTGCACTACTCCCAAAAGTTACAAAAGAAAGTCCAACAAATACCGCACCGAGCAGGATTGCCCCTACGCCCCTGCCTGCACCCATCAGAACAGGAGTAATACTAAACACCTCTCGTTCGCTCCAAGGTAAAAACAGCCCTGATACATCGTCGTTATGTATTTTCTGCTTGCCGACTGTTACTCGATAAGCAACACCATTCTTCTCGCTGTCAATCAGCCATTGCTGCAGCTCAGGAAAATTGACTAGCAATGCACGCATAGCCTGGGCAGGTGTATCCGCCACAAACTCGAAACGAGTCTTGCCCAGCAGTTCGCGCAAAGCGCCGTAGACCTTAACGACTTTCATGCCTCAAGGCGCAGGCAGTGTTCTTCAAATAATACCCGCCGTAAACGTCCCTGCTAGACAGCCTGCCCTGCACATGATGCAACACCTGCTGGTCACCCAAGTAGATCGCAGCATGGTTTGGCACTGGAGACACCAACTGCATCAACAGCGCATCACCACGCTTCAGCTCGGCAATCGGAATTTGCCTGAAGCCTTCTTTCTCGAAGTTCTCCAAATACAGATTCTCGCCGTGCTCCCACCACTTGTCCCGACGTGGGTAGTCTCGCAGCTCAAGTCCAAACTCTCGCTTATACCAGTCGCGGCAAAGGCTGTAGCAGTCCACCACGCCGTGGGAGAACTCACGCCCCACATACGGCAGCTCAAATCCTTCAGGCTCGCAATAGCCCCAGTTCTCAGTGTTTGGATTGACGATGTGCCACGGCAGACCGCTCTGCTCACAAGCAACGCGATCAGCTGGTGAGGGATTGTGATTCGTTGTCGGGTGACTGTGGATTACCGCAACGATTTCGCCTTTGTCCTCCACCGCTGCATAATCAGCTGGATCGAGCACAAAATGCTCATCTGGGGTGTCGGCCAAGTTCTTGCAAGGAAAATAACGACGCTTGCCCTTGACTACAGCAACCAGACCACAACACTCTTTGGGGCTTTCTTCCTTTGCATGAGCCATGATCAGACTCATAATCGAAGGCGGCAGCATCATCGGATCAAGCCTGCTCCAGGGAACGATCCAAACGGTAATTCTCCGTTCTCGCCAAAACGCTTCTTACAGCTACTGAGTCGTTTGCCGCACGCATCCTGCGCCAGCGTTCCAACGCTGTTGTTGTTCACGTCAAAGTAGTTACTACCTGCGTAACCGCATTCAGAGCTGCGGTACTGCCATTGGCAGATGTTGGCCACAACCTGGCGATTGGGCAGTTCTTTGTTTGACAGGTCAAACTTGCTGGCCAGCTCGAAGCTGACAACATCGCGTGATTCAGTGGCCTTGCGATCAATAAACCACTCCTCAATAGGAAACGTTGCGTAAGGGTCAGCAGCTGACTCGCCATCAAGAAACTTCTTTAGCGTTCTGATGCGCTTGACCTTTGCACCTGTCAGGTCGTTGCCTGGAGTTGTCAGGTTTACACCCAGCAGCAATGCTGTTATCGCTCCATCAAGGTTGGCAACTGACAAAGTTGGACGGGGTAGCGTGCCGGTATTTGTGTACTCAAAACCTTCAGCCTGCACAGGCAGACGAACGTAATCGTTGTTATTCCAAGTGATATTGCCGGTCACATCAGCGTTAGACCCTGCGTGCCAACGCAGAATATCTGTGCTGCCATGCAACGTGTTGTCGTAATGCAGCTCGAACAACTCGATGATCGCGTCTGGAGCCAGTGTTGAAAGGTCTGCATAGATTGAACTGATCGCCGTCCAAACAACGGTGTTATCAGCAATCGTGCTGCCAATGTCTGTTGGCCAACTTGGCTCGGAGCTTCCAGACGTTCCAGCAGTCGTACATTCAAAAACCAGACCGCTGTTCTGTGTTGCGGTGGCGCGTCGGACGTCACCAACGGAAAACGCGGTGCTAGCAGCCCAAGCGGTATAAGCCATTAGGGTTCAAAGACTTCGCGGAACGTTGCCTGAATACTGGCACGGTTCAAATAAGGAATCGATTTACTCCAGTTCTCACAAACAAACTTAGAGCTGCTGCCTTCGCCTGGTGGCGTGAAGTCGAAACTTGCATTGTCAGCAGCGCGGGCATCGAGAAACGTTTCGATGGTGTCAGCATCAGTCTCTGATACTTCAAAGGTCAGGCTATAGACCTTTGGATTTTGATTTAAGCCAAGACTTGTGCGTTGCTCGTAGCCGTCTCCGAAACGTACCGTCCGCACCACCGGAGAGCTGCGCTTCTGAAGCCCGTAAGTCGGCGTGATTGAAGGGAAAGTAGCCATCAGCTTGCAAGGAGACCACCAGGACGTTTTTGCTTGACCAGCTCAGCCTGCACTGCAGCGCCAAGCATCTTGCCAAGTTGTGCCGCTTGATCAGAATCGCCTTCGACAGACGAACCAGAAGCATCCACGTTCACCGTCACGTTAGCGCTGCCCATTGCGTTGTTTGGAACGATATTGCCCTGCGCTCCAGGGACAAACAACTCAGGACCGCGCTCGCCAACCATGTAAGGACGGCCAGCGCCAACCGCTCCGCCAAGCGCCCTTGGTTGGGCAAACGGGCTGTTAGCAGGGTTATACAAACCTCCTGAGTTAAGAACCTCAGTAACGTTTGATCCGTGAATATCTAAAGGCGCACCACCTCCACCACCGAAAAACTGCATTCCAATGCCCAGGATCTTCATCTGAATCTGAGCTGCAATCATCCTTGCAGCCATATCAAGGAAGTGATCCGCTGTGCGCTGGAACAGGTTGGCCAACGCTTGCTGAGCACTCATGCTGCCCGACACAAGCCCCCTAAATGACTCGCTAAATGCATCTCCAAGGGTGTTGGCTAACGAAATAAGTTGATTAACGGGATCCATCAACTCGTTCAGCGTTCCCTGAATCCTCTTTCTTTCTTCATCAATGCGCTCGGCAGGCGTTTTTTCTCCCTTGATTTCGCCCTTAGCAATACGACCTTTTTCTTCAATCTCATTGCGCCGCCTTAGTGCAGCGTTAAGTGCATCAACTGCAGCAGCGTGAGCCTTGGTTCCTTCTGTCTCAGCAACCTTAATTCGCAGATTTTCAATTAAGATTTCGTTGCTTTCAAGCTGCTTCTCTACCAGTCGATCAATCTCTTTCTTCTGCTTCTGAGCCTCAATCACCTGCTTCGCTGCAGCAGGCGTAGAGCCATTCATGATTAGCTCACCATATTCTTTTTCAAACGCATTGCGATCTCTTATGGCGTCTAACTTCTTCTGCAAAGGCTCCAGCAGTTTTTCGCCAGCTTTGTTTTGACGCTCAATAAGAGCAGTTGCTTCCCTTTCAAACTTAAGGTTTTCAAGGTTAATCGCTTGGGTCTCAATAGACTGGCTCAAACGAATATCTTCTTGGTCTGTCAAACGCTTGCGCTCTGCCGTGCCAGTTTCTTGTATCTGTGCAATTCTTGATTCGAGAGCGAGTTTACGCCTAATAATTGATGCACCCTCGGAGCTAACGCCAACAAATTTTTGCTCAGAAGCAATTTGCTTATTAAGAATGTTGAGACGTTTTTGAAGGTTAATTGTTGGATCTGCCTTAGTTCCTTCGTCTTCGTCAACAAGCTCGTTAAGCTCTCTAAGTCCCTGAACAACGTTGGTTATGCTGGGAACAGCAAGACCCAGTTGCTCGCGTATCTTTTTGCTAAATCTTGCAACCCGTTCGTCTCTTAATTGTTCAGGAGTAAGGATAGGAGCAATCGCCATTCCCTCCGCTCCAGCGCCTGCCTGTGCAAGGCCAGCAAAGAAACGATCCGCCAAAGTAATGCGAGCCTTTTCAGCTATTAACTGGCGCTCTCGCTCACCCGCAATAGCTTTAACAAGTTCAAGCTCAACCTCAAGCTGATTTCCTGCTTCTAGCTGAGTAAGAAGCTGTCTTGCTCTTGTTTTGGTAATTTTGCCTATGTTGGCAAGAATAATTTTGCCTAAATCTGATTGTTTTTCAACTGCCGCTAGCGCCGCAGGAGTTGCCGCATCTTTTCCAAAAACTAACGCAAGATTTTTTATCTGCTGTGTATTTGCTCCAAGATCTTTAAAGCCTGCAAGAGCCTCAACAGTCTCATCCTTGGTGCGACCTAAAGCATCAGCAAGGTCGTTAATTTCGCTAGCCGTAATCGAAGTTGAAGTGGCCGTGCCATCAAGCCCTGAGTTCAAGGCAATCAGGCTCTTATCAAACTCTTCAGCGTCTGCTATGGCTTGGCCTAAAGCCGTACCAACAATGGACAGCGCAAATCCAAATCCACCTCCAATCGCACCACCAACCAAACCGCCAATCGCGCCACCAGCTGCTGCTGCACCGCCCTGGCCAAACAACAACGGGAAACCACCACCAATTAAGCCACTGCTAAGCGCTCCACCAATCTTTTGTCTGCTTTGTCGGCGTTGAAGCAGAAGGGATTTTTTATCTGCAGCAAGAGCCCTTTCTTTTTGAGCAGCCAGCGCTTGCTGATTGCTAATCATGTCTTTTTGCTTTTTATCAATCTTTTCAGCCAGCAAGTTTCTTGTTTTGTCTGATCCGATCAGCTGTTTGGCTAAAGCAAATTCTAGGTTTTTGTTAAAAACACTCTTGCTACTTAGAGCGTTCATTTCTTTTAGTATTGCCGATCGCTGTTGACTTTGACGAGTCAAGAGCTGTGCAGTCCTGTCCGGCTGCATAATGCGTGGCAACTCTGGACCGATTGGGCGCATATATTGACGAGCGCCCAGCATTAGCTGCTCTTGACGCATGATTTCTGGCTGGCGCTGACGCATCCGACCAGCAGATATTGTTCTTGAAATCTCTTCTTGGCGCTCAAGCGCCTTCATCTGAATTTGAGCACGCCGACTCTCTGTCGCCAGTATTTTGTTTTGAGTGCTAAGTTGCG